GCACGCTTAGAGCCGCAGGAGATACAAGCGCTGCTGCAACTTTATGCGGCAGGGACGATCACTCAAGAAACATTGCTTAACCAATTATCAGCCGGTGAAGTGCTTGGCGATGAGTTCGACGTTGAGGAGGAAATTGAGGCCACACAAGCTGGCGGCTTAATACAAATGGACAGGCCAGAGCCTGTCGCTGAAACTGAAGCCACAATGCCTAGGGAAAACCCGGAGGCGACCGATGAGTTGGATTGACAGACTTAAGAGGACTGAAAAAGAAGATCCAGATAAACAGTACCTGTACTACGTCAGGCAGCAGCTAAGGCAGCAAGTTTACGCAGTGGTTCGCGTCACTTGGTATGACGAGGAGGGCATTTACAGCGTCACCGAAACCCGCGTAAACAAGAGGGATGCGGAAGTGATTAAAGAGTTTACTGAAATCGTGGGCAACGCTCTGACAATCGGGGCAGATGTTTCAGTGATCTGCGTCGAAAAATCTGAACGGTTGGATCTGCATGATTTATGAGCACACCATCGGAGCTGTATCGCAATGCGATCGATCTCAACCGATTTAGCAACAGTGTCGCAAAGCGAATTGCTGTTACATACAACGATCTTGTTTTGGATGCTGTTGATCGTTTGCGTGGGATTGATGAGCTTGCGGCGCCTGCGAAAGCTGCACGGCTTAGGGCGATTCTTGCGCAACTAAAGCAGTCACTTGATGGCTGGGCGGGCACAAGCACGCTTGCGATCGTCGAGGATCTGCAGGGGCTAGCCGTACTGCAAAGCGAGTTTGTGGCAAATGAGCTGCGACGTGCTTTGCCGGTTGAGTTGCGCAGGCAGATTCGCAGTGTGCAAATCAGCCCGCAGTTTGCGCGATCAGTGGCAACCGTGGACCCGACAGCAATCAACGTGGTGTCGCTTAGCGACAACTTGCAAGCTGCTGTCGCGGGTGCGCCGCAGACCTTTCAACTGACGGCTGCGCAAGGCACGACTATTACGTTGCCAAATGGGAAGGTGCTTGAAAAGTCGTTCCGTGGGCTTGCCGAGTCACAGGCCGATCTGTTTGCAAAAACTGTCCGCAACGGGTTGCTAACTGGGGAATCTGCTGATCAGATTGCACGGCAGTTAAAGGGCCGTCTCCGATTTGGGCAGCCTGGCAGCTTGCGTCAAATCGCCCAAGCTGGAGGACAGGTAACTGCCGCAGCAAACCACCAAGTCAATGCGATGGTGCGTACAAGCATCAACCAGGTGGCGAATGAGGCGAGCCAGCAGGTTTACAAGGCGAATCAAGATGTGACTAGGCGTTACCGATACGTGGCGACCTTAGACAGCAAGACCAGCGCGATTTGTCGTGCTCTTGATGGGCAAGAGTTTGACTATGGCAAAGGCCCAACACCGCCGCAGCATTTCAATTGCAGATCCACGACAGTGCCGGTCATTGATTACAGCGGCCTTGGAATTGACCCGCCACCACCTAGCCAGTTGCGCCGCCCAAACTCTGCGTTTAAGGGCACCCAAGCCGTGCGCGGTCAAGGCGTGCCTGATAACGAGACTTATGGCCAGTGGCTTGACAAGCAATCGATGGCGACCAAACAGGATGTTTTAGGCAGAAGCAAAGTTCCCTACTTCAACCGGTTGGTAAACAAGTATGGCCCGACAGATGCCATCCGTAAGTTTGTTAACGCGGACGGTTCAGAGCTAACCTTGGAACAACTCAAAGATCGTTACCCCAATGAGCAAGCTGCCTAGCAAGTACAAATTCACCGTTCAAGAACCAAACGAGGCGCCATCTTGTCCGCCAAGGAAGCCCGCGCCAAAGGGAAAGGCTGCTAAAAAGGAAGGGTCTAAGGGAGGCGGCTAATGCCAATGGGTAAAGGCACATACGGCTCAAAGGTGGGCCGTCCCCCTAAAAAGAAGAAAAAGAAAGGAGGCAAGAAAAAGTGAAAAAGGGTTCTCGCGTTAGCTGGGTTTACCAGGGCAAGCGCACTTTTGGCGTTGTAACCAGCGTGAAAGGAGAAGGCTCTTACAGCGTCAAAGGGCCGACAGGCGGCACTGTCACTCGACGCGGAGCCAAGGGTGATCCTGTCATTGCAATCAAATCAGAAAGCACTGGCAACCCTGTTTTGAAAAAACGGTCCCAACTCAGGGCCGCGCCCAAAGGCAAGAAAAAGTGACCATCAAGCGTGGCGGGCACACGTTTAAGGGGTTCGACAAACCAATTCGGACCCCAAACCATCCGAGCGGCAAAAGTCACGCGGTGGTTGTCAATGACGGCGGCAGCCCCCGGCTGATTAGGTTCGGCCAGCAAGGCGCAAAGACTAAACGTCCGCGCAAAGGTGAAAGCGCAGCAGACAAGGCAAAGCGGGCTTCATTTAAGAAGCGGCACGCAAAGAACATCGCCAGAGGGAAAACATCTGCCGCATTTTGGGCAGACAAAGTAAAGTGGTCGTGAAAACAACCTTACGGGTTATTCATGTCTGAAGAGCAGAATCAGGAGATTACGTCTCCCGAAGCACCAAGCAACGTTGAAATTGACAAGCTGAAAGCAAGTGTCGAAGCTTTAGAAAAGAAGAACTACGACCTCATCAACAAACTGCAAAAGAAAGAGCTGATAGGTGAAGTCCCTGACGATTACTTGGCTCTGAAAGATTTCAAGCGCAAAGCTGAACAGAGCAAACTGGAATCAGAGGGCAAATACGCCGAAGCGCGACAAGCTTTGGAGCAGCAGTTCCGTGAGGCGGCGGAAGAAAAGGACAAGCGCATCGCTGAACTTGAAGCGCAAGTGCGAGAGCTGGAGCTGATCACACCTGCCAACACGGCATTGGCTGACGTGGTGCATGACCCCAGCATCGTGTTTAAGGCTCGGCTGCTAGATCCAAATCAGATTGAACGGGAAGCTGACGGAACGGTTGTTGTCGTCAACGGCTACGAACGCAAACCGATAAGTGAGTGGGCCAAAACTCTGCCCAGCTACATGCAAAAAGCACCAAAGCCACAAGGCAGCGGAGCGCCTGCAGGACGCAGCGCAGGTGGCGACATTCCACCTGGGACAAAGAATCCATTTGCCAAGGACACTTACAACCTCACAGAGCAGTCACGGCTGTTTAAGGCAGACCGGGATATGTATGAAAGGTTGAAAGCTGCAGCGAACCGTTAATATGTAAGACATAGGCGCGGTTACGCCGAGCCATAAGGGTTACGCCCACACCGTAAAAACCATTTTTGAGGATCTGTCATGGCGACTCTTCGCTCTGACATCATCATCCCTGAGGTATTTACGCCGTACGTCATTGAGCAAACCACTCAGCGTGATGCCTTTTTGGCTAGCGGTGTGGTTCAGCCAATGGCCGAGCTAAATGCCGCCGAGGACGGTGGTGACTTCGTTCAAGTGCCTTTCTACAAGGCAAACCTGTCAGGCGATTTTGAGCGTCTGACTGATAGCTCTTCGCTGACTCCTGGCAAGATCGAAGCTGACAAGCAAGTTGGCGTCGTTCTGCACCGTGGTCGTGCGTTTGAGTCACGCGACTTGGCTGCACTGGCTGCCGGTTCTGATCCAATGGCTGCTATTGGCAACAAGATTGCCGATTACGTTGCCAACCAACGTCAAAAGGATTTGCTGTCCTGCTTAGCTGGCGTATTCGGCGCAGTTGGTGACACCAGCTCTGCTGCTTATGCGGCTTTGGCCGTTGATGGCGAATCAGGGGACACCCCAACTCAACTGACTGCACGTCAGGTTGTTGAAGGTCAATCCTTGCTGGGCGATCAAGGCGACAAGCTGGCCGCTATCTGCGTTCACCCCAAGGTTTATTACGACCTGAAAGAGCGCCGTGCGCTCGACATGGTCTACGACAACAACGGTCAGCCAGACGCAAATGCTGCGCAGGGTTCATTGGCTAACGCCTTTGGCAACGTTGCTGTTCCCACTTTCATGGGAATGCGCGTGATCGTGTCTGCTGATGTGCAGACCGCTGGTTCCGGTGCTTCCACCGAATATGCCAGCTACATGTTCACCCAAGGCGCCATTGGCTCCGGCGAGCAACTCGGCCTTCAGACTGAGACCGACCGTGACATCCTCGCTAAGAGCGATGCCATGTCGATTGATCTGCACTACGTGTATCACCCAATCGGCTCTAAGTTCTCCACTTCAGTTTCCAACCCCACAAGGGCGCAACTGGAAACCGTGGGCAACTGGACCAAGGTGTACGAAACCAACAACATTGGTGTCGTGCGGATTACCACCACCAGCGCACTGGATTGAGGAGGTAACTAACCATGGCATCCATTTTCGAGGCAACAGCAGGTAGCGCAATTGGCCCTACCAACGGCGGCACTGTCACCCAGGCCACCAACAAAGGAACCGCCGTGACTCTCAACACAGAGTCCGGTCAAATCACCATGAACGGCGCTGAGCTTGCTGGCGCCGCTGAGGTGACTTTTACGGTCAACAACGACAAGGTCACCGCCACTGATGTGGTCGTGGTCAACCACAGCTCTGCCGGTACTGCTGGCAGCTATCTCGTTCAAGCCAACAGCATCGCTGCTGGTTCGTTCGCAATCACTGTGGCCAATGTTGGCTCAACCGCAAGCGAGGCCATCGTGCTGAGCTTTGTGCTTCTCAAGGGCGCTAGCTCCTGATGGGCATGTTCGCCTTTCGGCGGATGAAGGAACGCGAGGCTGCTGCGCAAGCGGTGGCCTCCGCCCCTCCTAAGCCGACAAAAAAGACTTCTACTCCGAAGCCCGATGGCAGTAACAATCGACGCAACAGCGGGCGGAGCAAGCGCCAACAGTTACATAACGCTGGCTGAGGCTGACACCTTTGTTGAGGCAATGATTTCCAGCTCGGATGTTTCTAAGTGGACAACCGGGAATGATGACAGCCGCAACCGTGCGTTAGCTGCAGCGGCACAGAGGCTTGACCGTGAAAGATTCCTTGGCGCACGGGCAACAGACACACAAGCCCTGCAGTGGCCGCGCACAGGCGTTCGTAAGCCTGATACCTATGTCAACACGTATGCGACTGGCTTCCCTTTTCGCATTTCTGACGATTACTACACAGACACGGAAATACCGGATCAGGTCAAGCGTGCCCAAATTGAAATGGCCGTCTACCTGAAGAACAATGTTGACGGGATCAGCCTTGGCGGCCTTGAGGACTTTAAAAACGTCAAGATCGGCAGCCTAGACGTGACCCCTGCCACTACTGGCGCAATCGGAGCTGACCGTGTGCCGCCAATGTTTGAAAGGTACTTGACGGGCCTTAGAATTAGTGGACCAGGCAACATTGCAATCAAACGGAGCTGACCATGTACGAGGATCTTTCAGGCGGCTTCGAGTTCATCTCTGACACTGCTGCCCACACCGGCAGGTTCAGCAAAATCTATTTCAAAGAAGACACTGTCATCAGCGCAATCACTGTTAAGAACGCGACCGGCAACAGTCTTGCTGGCGAGACTTTTGTGGCGGACACTGAAATCTGTGGGATTGTCACCAGCATCACGCTGACTAGCGGTGCCTGCCTCGCGTATAACCTCTGATGAGCATTGCCTCTGCGCTGGTCAATGTCGCTGATAAGGTCATCAGCAAATTTGGCGGTGATGTGACGATCCGTGTCGTTGGCGCGGGCGCATACAACGCAAACACTGGAACAGTCGCTGAGACAAACACCGACAGCGAAGTCAAAGGCATCCTTGAGGATGTGGTGAACAAAGAAGCCAACGAGTTGGTGCAGGCCGGTGACAAGCGCTTAACTGTTGCCGCGAAAGACCTAGACGCAGCTCCTGCAACCAAGGACAAAGTGCTCGTCAACAGTGTTGTGCATCAAATCATCAGCGTCAAAA